GTTCAATATGCTTCTTACGATCTTCTAAACCAATAGTACCACCATTGATTCGCTTTGTCATAGTGAGAATGTCACCACTGTCAGCATATTGGTTGAGCCTGTGAGTCTGCCAGAACCATCCGGCAGTCTGGGCAGCATACATAGGTGTACGCACCAGCTCAGGCTGCATAATGAAGTCAACACCCAATGCCTGTCCCGCATGGTGAAAATTGCTCATGCCAGTTAGCTGTAAAAATCCGGAGCCACGAAACCTGAACCCATCCCCTGATGCCTCATCCCTGTTGCCCATACGATTGCCGTAAATCCTATTGGCGATACGAACAGGCTGCTTCTCATAGGCTGCAGCTTCCTCAGGGGTGAAGCCCCATTGACGCTTAGGTGTCTTAGGAAACAGCTTCAGCAGAGTAGGAGCACGATAGTTCAAGTTCTCTTCCATGATGCGGAAGTTCCCACACTCATGTCCACATTGACCAATCCATGAAGCCTGTTGTGCTGGTGTAGTGATACCAAACCTTTGGAAGGTTTCATTGAATGCGTCTACCAAAGAAGCATCAATCTTAAGTTGTCTTAGTTGTTCAGCGTTTACCATTAACCAGCTCCCTCATTTCGTTGTAGGCTGCGACACAGGCTGTGTGCTTGACGATGGCTTTGTCTCCTTCGGCAACGATGTCGATAAGAGTGTTAATAGTCTGTCGCTCAAGTTCGGCTGCATCAGCTCCGCTATCTCCTGTGGGAGGGGAGGCACTTGTGCTGGCTTGTACACAACTGGTGGTGGGGAGGCGCAACCTGCCAGTGTTAGCAAGCTCACGCATAGCAGACTGTTTGTTAGATATTTCATTCTTTGCCTTTCTTAATGCTGTTTCTTTATCAGCAAGTTTAGAAGTCATGTTCTTTTCTAGTTCACGGGCTTCTTCATTCTTCTTAGCTATCTCTATCTGCATCTCTTCGTCACGCTCAAGCCAGCCATAGTGATGACCAACTTGATATGTGCCAAACAGTGCAATGGTTGCACTAATAAGTATCCAAGGAAGTGGTATAGGAAACATCAATCCACCTCTTTTCTAGCTGCTGCTATTTCCTCACGCTCATCATCAGGTTCTAAATGTTCTGGTGGCGTGTCTGGTGGTGGACCGGGAGTCCAGCTTTCGTCCAGCTCTGGGTTCTTCCACACAGGCATAGCCCCAAAGGGCTGGCTAGGAAGGCCATAGGCAGACTGTGGTGGGGCATAGCTACCCCCATAGCCACCACCCCCATAACCACCGCCACAAGGCTGCATAGGAGGCTGAGGAGGTCTAAACGCATTCTGTGCTGAGTTAACAGCCCTCTTACCTACAATGCCCCCAATACCACCTACAATAAGTAATACTATATCATTAAGCATCTTAGTATAGGCTTGGTCAATCGGAGCCATACTCTTAATAGGCTGTGTCACAAAGGTCACAGAATAGAGCAGGGCAAAGACAATACCAAACAGGATGACTGTAATAGCCACCACTACAAATCCCCACACCCTAACCTCAAACTCTTCAGTTGTTAGCTTTGGTTTGGGCTGGCTTGGTGTCTTCATTCTTGTTAGAAAGTCTATCAATTTGTTTCTCCAATATCGGTGCAACTAAATACTCAGGGCATGTCTGTGTGAATTGACATCTAGGTTTCTGACATTGCTCAGCCTGAAAGTTGTCAGGGTTTTGACAGAAGTATCTGTACTTTTCTTCACAACCAGTGAGCAGCAATAACAATAATAAATATTTCATACCATTACATCCACAGAATCTGCTCTAACCCACTGAGCTTTAATCTTCTCTTGAGCTTGACGATTTAGTTTCTCAAGATCTTTAAGATGTTGCTGATGAAGCACCCTTTGATACTCACGCAACATGTTTGCATTGTGTTGATAAGGAGTTACTTTCATTTACCAAGTCCAATCTTTCCAAGTAAAAGATTAACAATCTTGTCAGACAAGTCATCAGGCAAGAACTTCAAGAAGCCCAAGAAATACAAAGCCACACAACCATAGATGAATATCTTCAGAGCCAAGTCAAATGTCTTTTGATATTCATTCATCTTCCACCACATCTATTAGTAGTCTGACAGAAGTCCATCAATTCAGTTACACCAACAAACACTAAGAACAAAACAAAAAACACAGCACCAATTGCTATGGCTAGTTCATTCATCTCTTGTTCTTTTTGTTTAGCCTTCTTCTCTGCTGCTTTTAAAGCACTTAATTCTTTGGCATCTGCCAAGTCCATCTCAGCTTGTCTTGCCTTAATCTTGTTCCAGACATCAATCTTACCTGTCTGCATGAACAACATCTTTAGTTCTTCTTCAAATGCTCTAGCCTGTTCTAGAGCCATCTCAATCTGTAAAGCAGTTCCCATGTTGGAACCTTTACCAGACTGCTTTGCTTGAAGCATAGCCTTTGTAGCTACACTCCGAGCATCAAACATCTTGCCGATCATAGGAGCAAGAGAGCCTAAGTCATTGGCTACCTTGCTGGCCTTCTTGACCATGCTGATGGCACTTTGTATGCCAGCCAGTGCGGTGATAGGATCAATCATCGCTCAACCTTTTTCCATTCAAGGCATACAACTTTTCTGTTATATACATCTCCAGTCCATGTCCATCGGACACATCTATATTTCTCCTCTTTGGACCCGATAGGGAAAGATATTAATAATAAAAGTATTACTGATGCAGCTTGTTTTCTATAGTCAGCCATATAGCCCCACAGAAAGCACCAATAATTAAGATGGGCTTCACTGCTCTAGCAAGCCATTCAAGCACAACAAATGCACCAGAGGCTGCATTGAAGGCAGTGACAACAGCTTGTGTATTCTTATCTAACTGGTCTACCTTAGCTTCAACAGCACATAGACGCTCATAGATTTTGGCGTGAGTTATTTCTTCTGTCATGATTTTTTCTTCGCTCATGAATTGCCCACAGATGTTGTGATTTTTTTCATTACGCAATCCTCAATCGTTGAACTCTTGGGCCAAGTTTCATATCTCCTGTAAACACATATGCAGTATCTGCCGCAGTCCTTGCTGTCCGATTGCCGGTAGAAGTATTTGTCATAGCAGACACTGGAATAGGCGCAAGATACAAACTCTCATTTAAAAAAGTAAGCGTTTGCGTTGCATAACTACTGGTTGTGGCAAAAACACCATTACCAAACTTACTACCCACCAAAAGAGGAACAGGATACAAATAGGCTGTTCCCGGAACAATGTTGCTTGAGTTAGATAGTTGCGGTGCAAAAAGTGGTGCTGAATATACGTTGCTTAAAACGTTATAAGTAAATCTGTTTAAAAATGTCAAAACGGGAGAACCGCTAGAAATTGTAATTTTAAAAGCATCAAAAGCAGTGGTAGAAGATATAACGCCAATGTAAAGCGCAGAAGCTGACCTACCCATCAGCCTAAAGGCAGTCACGCTTGCAACTGAATTTTGGTTTACGATTGGTGTTCCTACGTTTGCCGTACCACTGCTGTCAGTTAAAACATTGATAGCGTTGACGTTAGCACTTGTTCCGCAAGTAGCAACAATGACACTGTTACCCACAACCAATGTGGAAATGTTTGCTGGATTAAATTGACCAGAAGTGGAAGCTAGGTCGTTACTTGATATAGAGCTTACATCGCTAGAAACAACAAACCCTTTTAGGGTTGCGCCATCATTGAAAATAACAGACCATCTGCCAGAACTAAATACATCGGCTTGGAATCCACCTCCAGCCCCAACCATTAAATTGCCTGTACTAATATTACCAAGAGTTGTGCCCCCAACAGTAAATGCCTCTGCGTATGTGCCATTACCTGCGGTAGAAGAAAAACACATTACGCTAGATGTACTATACGCAAAGATTACAGGTTTGTATGAAGCGTTTGTTCCAGTCAAACCTTGCTCAGTACCTATAGTCACAGTGGTTCCGCTAACCGTCAGTGCACGTATACATGCGACTGTAGATCTGTTGTACGCACAAACATACGAAGAACCTACAGGAATAAGAGTCATTGGCTGACTTGCAATATTGCCACCTAACGTTACGGTTGCAGCGGTATTGACTGTTAATGTAGTGCCACTAATTGAAAGTATTACTGCTTGCCATGCGGTACTACTAGTACCGCAACTTGCAAATAACACTGAACTTGCACTGATTACAGTAGCGGCTGTTGCAACACCAACAGGCACATCACTTCTGATGAGTACAGGCGTACCCCACGTTTGTGTGGATGAATCATATATAACACCATACGTATCAGAGGCAGGAAGAATAATAAGATCTTTGGTGCTTGTAATTTGAATAGCAAAAATGTTATTCGCATCGCTACCAAATGAGGCACTGCTGGGTGACTGGGCATCAATTTCACAGGGGACTGCACCCGACAGATTCCACACGCCAGCCGAAGTTGAATTGTCAGCAAGGCCACAAGATACTTGCGATGCAACACGAGCAAAACCCAGCAACGTTCCTGCGCTGTCTTTAATCAACAGCGGGTATGGGCCTTGGTTGTACACACCAAATGTTGTTACGCCTTTGGTACAGGTTGTTGCGTCTGGCAAAGTTACTGCTTGACCATAGGTAGTAGGAGTAACAGATTGCTGTGCAGGGCTGGCAGATGTCAAAGTGACATTGCCTGATGCGGTAGTGCCACCAGTACCAACACCACCAGAAATTGTTGTCCATGTGGGTGCAGAACCAGAGCCACCAGAAGTTAACACTTGTCCAGATGTTCCTGATGCACCAGCTACAGTCAATCCAGTTGTAATGTTTGGAGTTGTTAATGTAGGTGTTGTAAGAGTTTTGTTTGTAAGTGTTTGACTATCTGACGTACCTACAATAGTTCCTGCTGGAAGTGTAGGCTTACCTGACAAATCAGCATAAGCACCAGTTGTGGCAACAGTAGACAGTCCAGTCACTTCACTGGCTGCTATGCTTCCATCAGACAGGGGATTACCTGTTGATACAAAATTACCTAGTGTTCTTGCTTTAGTCATTCATTACTCCGGTTGTGTAAGTTCAACCCAATCAGGGTTATGAGGCCAAGTGATAGTCGATCTTGCATCAGAAACAGTTGATGGAAAGTCTCTCAATGTTTGGCGGTATGTAGCCCACTCAGCCTTCTTGGGAATTGAGCAGTCAGCAATCTGAGTCCAATCACAAGCAAGCAACAAAGCATTGCGTGTGGCTCTCAGTTGAGACATTGCAGAATCCTTGGCTGCTTGGATTTCCTCGGCACTCAGGTCAGCTACTTGAACGACAGAAACAAACTCACCATCGTCATAGGCAGAGCATGAAACCAACTTCTGAGTCAGTCTGTCATGTGCTTTAAAGGCATTGACCTTCTTGGCATTGTTGGCAGATAAGAATTCATCACTTGGGCCGTTAGCGTTAAATGATGTATTGCTAAACAGTTCACGATAATCGCCAACTGTAATGGGGCTAGTTAAGATTGCAATTTGCATGATGTTCCTTAATATGG